CAGCTATTTTAGGGTCAGATTTTAGGACATCTATTACAACCGGCGCAGTCTTATTAAGCCCTTCCGCTGATCAGACAATTGTGAATCACAATTTAAATTTGTCCCTAGGACAATATGTTTCTGGTTCTTCTGGCGGTGGATTTACAGGAGCATTTGTTGCATATCCATCAACTGCGACTAGTGGCCGATTTATTATGCAAGCCACAAATACTTCTCATGATTTTGCTATGCGAATTACTAATGCAGATTTTGGTCAACCTTGCATTATTAGTGTTCCTGATCCTGTTGCCTCAACCTCAACTTTCCTTTTATCTACAGCAGGTGCTACGCAGCACATTACTGCTTTCAGTTTACAGGTTGATGTAGGCGCTCTTATAGTAGGACAAACAACAGGTGGAGCAAATAATGGATTAATTCTTTATTCTCCTACTTCTGCAAATGGTAATATTAATATACTAGCTGCTAATAATGGGGCAAATCGTTCTATTGTTATTACTAATGCTGCATTTGGTCAATCCACTACTTTAACCATTCCAGACCCCGGTGCTTCCGCGGCCAATTTCCTTGTTTCAAAAACAACGGGTACACAACATGTAACTGTTGGTAATTTAGGAATTGATAATGGTGCGTTAATTTCTGGTTTATCTACAGGAAGCGCAGCAGGAAATATAATTCTTTATTCACCCACAGCTTCAAAGGGATTCTTTCAATATACGACTGTTGATAATACTGGAAACTTTGGAATAAGTATGACCAACGCGGCATTCGGTCAAGCTAGTACTTTAACTATTCCTGATCCTGTTTCATCAACTGCAAACTTTTTATTATCCAAAGCAAGTGGCACGCAACATGTGACTGCAGGTAATTTTGGAGTTGATAACGGTTCTCTTATCTCTGGCCTTTCAACTGGTAGCGCAGCGGGTAATTTACTGCTTTATTCTCCTACTGCATCAAAAGGATTTTTCCAATACACCACGGTTGATAACACGGGAAATTTCGGTATCAGCATGACTAATGCCGCGTATGGTCAGGCCACAACCTTGACAATACCTGATCCGGGCGCATCGACAGCTAGTTTCTTACTTGATAAGTCTGCATCTAATAAAACATTAAATTATGCATTAACAGTAACAGGCGTTAACTTTGGTGGCACGACATTAACTACCTATACAGAAGGTACATTCACACCAACATTCACATGTGCATCGGTGGGTAATTTATCGGTTGTTTACACTAATCAATCAGGTGTTTATACACGCATTGGTAGAATGGTTTTTTTCACCATGAGATTAAGTTTTACGCCAACTTTTACTACTGCATCGGGAGAAGCCCGATTTGATGGATTGCCATTTGCATGTGTTGGTGCTGGGGGAATTGGGTGCGGTGGTAATCTTGTAAATATAACTGGATCAATTACTTTCCCGGCGGGAAGAACTAGCATCGCATCTTATGTGGATAATGGGGTTACTTATGCGGCTATTACAGCATATGGAAGTACTGTCAATTCAAGTAGCGTGCAAATGTCTGGTTTAGTATCAGGAACAGCATATCTAATTTGTATCAGTGGAGCTTATAACGCTTAATAAGGATATTTCATGGCCGGAATCAAAATAAGTGCTTTATCACCTGTTCCATCAGCACAGGTAACGGATGTTTTTCCTTCTGTACAAGGTGGCGTTACTTATAAAACTTCTATTAGCCAATTAGAAACCCTATTAAGCACAACACTAACATTATCCATGACCTCCCAAGTGACAGGGCTAACCGCAGCTTTGGCTGCTCTTGTTCCTTTAGCTGGTGGGACAATGACAGGGCCACTTATACTTAATACAAATTCACCAACAACGGCTTTACAAGCAGCTAGTAAAGGATATGTTGATACAGTTGCTAGTGGATTCACTGTTATTTTGGCTTGTGCTGCTGCAACCACTGCAAATTTAAATGCAACTGCAGCTGGCGCTGGAGTCGGAGCTACTTTGACTAATGCAGGTGCAATGGCTGCCTTTTCAGTAGATGGTTATAGCGCATCGGTTAATGATCGTATACTTGTTAAAAACCAAACTTTAACCCAGCATAATGGTGTATATGTTGTTACGACAGTGGGGTCTGGAGCGGCTAATTGGGTGCTTACTCGTGCTACAGATTATGATCAAGCTACAGAAATTAAGCCGGGTACATTAGTTGCAGTTAATAATGGTACAGTTAATGCAACTACATCATGGCTTGAGACTGCTACGGTTGTGACAGTTGATACTGATCCTATATTGTTTTCGCAATTCACTTTTTCACCAACTGCATTTTTTCAAATAGCAAATAATTTATCCGAAGGTACGCCAGCAACTATGCGTACAAATTTAGGTTTAGGCACAGTTGCAACCAAAGCTGCTTCTGATTCATCAAAAGCTACTGCTGCAATGGTCAATGGTGCTACAACGATTGGGCATATAGCTGTATTTTCTGACATTACTGGAACCATACAAGATGGTGGCGCAGCATCAGGCACCGTTACTTCTGTCGCTACGTCTGGATTGGCAACTGGCGGAACAATTACAACTACTGGAACAATCACGGTTACTGCAGCATCCAAAGCGCAGCAAGTAGCTGCTTCAAGCAATGCAGTAGCTATCACACCTGCTGTCCAGCAATATCATCCTAGTGCGGCAAAAGTGTGGTGTAGAGTAACATTTTCGGCTGGTACACCATCCATTAGCAGTAGCTACAATGTAACATCCGTGACAGATGTTGGCACAGGCAAGACTGAGGTCAATTTTACAGTCAACTTTACGACTAATACCTATTGCAGTTTGGCTTGCCAAGAAGCAAGCGGAGCGGCATTAACAGGTGCAGGTACATCAACCAAGTTTGTATTTAAAGACACGGTTAATACTCGCGGTGTATCATTTGCTGATGTTGATGCAACCTTTGGATATATAGCATTTGGAACACAATAATGGATAGTCGTATTATAGTCAGGCAAAAGGATGATTCAGTTTGGATAATCATTCCTGCCCCCGAAATGTTTGATTCAAAGTCACTTACTCGCAGCTTATTAGAATGTAATGGGATTACTTTTAATAATGATAAAGAAGTATTGGAATGGATCATTAATAAAGATGTTCCCAAAGATCTGTCCTATATGATTGTTCACAAAACTGAATTACCATCACGGGATGAGTACCGGGATGCATGGCGGTTTGATGGTGAAAAAATATACCATGATGTGGATAAAGTTAATGAAATAAATAAGAAAATGATTTAATTTATCATCTTTTATTTTGAAGGAATTAAGATGATGGATAATAATCAATCAGAAATAAATAACTTATTGGCTGATAAAATATGCCTTGATCAAGCCTTAGTTCAGCAAATGAATATATGCCATGAACTACGAAAACAATCCCTGCTGAAAGATAAATACATTGAAGATATAAATTCCCAAGTTCAAAAACTCCTACAAGAAAAAGCAGATTTGCAGGCTGAAATTGAGAAAATAAAAGTAGGTTTATCCAACTCAATTGAACCTATTATCGAATAATAATCTTTTTGGGCTTAGTCTTTTTAGATTGTTGACCAAAGGCTTTGGCTATCTCGGTAACCATTTTAACTGCATTACTTTCTGGATGGCCAACATGCTTAATAACCTTTACACTTTTTGGTACTAATGCTTTACTTTTGCCCAGTATTAACCCCATAATAATAGTTCCTTTTAAGTTAATCCTTTGGTAATACTCACATGAAGAAAGAAAAAAAGAAAGACGAAAAATCGAAAGATAAGAAAAAGTACTAGAAGATAACGCCTCTTCCCTGGGGGCGTTATTTTTCCTCTAACCATTCATTCCATGATTTAGATACAATCTTTCCATCTGAATATCTGCATGTAAATACTACTGATCCATCTTGACATTGTTGCTGAAATTTTTTCTGTAATTTTTTTATTTCTTTTTTTGTTTCTTCTGGGTAACCATCACAAATATAAAGTTCTCCATGATCATATGAATGATGACATTTTCTATCCATTTTTACTCCTTATCACCTCCGGTAATAGTGATTACCGGTCAATGTTTATTTGTGACACTTTCATACTCGTTAATCAATAATATTTGTTTAATGTTTTATCTGGTCAAAATAGTATCTTACACAAATACTATATGTAGTATTTTGGTCATTAATTTTCATATTTATATCGATCTAAAAATGTTCTTAATTCGACCATATAATTAATTCCATTTTCAACTTGAATTACTCTTAATATTTCTGAATCTAATTTTGTATTTAAGAATTTAGATAAAGTTTTTTTTGATCTAAATTTTTTTTGTTTAATTTCATGATAAATTATTTCTATTTTCATTTTGGTGCCTCCGGTAAAGGCATCCAGTGAGTCACCTCCCAATAACCATCATCCATTAACATTTTTTCTCCAAAACAATCTTGAAAATAATTATCTCTCCAATCATAAGCACCAATACTATATATTTTTCTTTGGTGAGACCATGAAGCGACAATATAAGTTTGATATCCTCTCTCTTGTCTATCAGGTAATCTATCTTTAACGCTTATCCATCCATTTATATCTGGATACATTCTTCTAAACTCTTCTTTTGTTACTTTTTCTATAGGAACTATAAGTTTATCACTCAAATTTAACCCTCCTATTCCAAATCTCTACTGCTTCATCTTGATTGTAAACAAATGGTGATTGCATCTTGCAACTATCATTATGACAAACTGTTTTGTATCTATCGAACTCATGCATTTTATGGTCTATCAACATGTATGGATGTGAGCCACAGAAAGGGCACGGGTTGAATATTATGTTACTCATGATTTTCCCCATCCACACCAACATTGTCCTGATGATTTTACTGACCAATCATGTCCATTACTGCATGAATAATTAATCGTCCATGTATTTAAATCATGATGATGTTTTTTTCCTTCTTCATCATAATAGGGTGGGCAATACATAGCAGTTACAGTACCATACCCTTCATATACATTTGATTTCTTATCTTCATCTTTGCATTGTTGGCAGATCATCTGCACCTCTGAATCAATCTTAATAGTTTACGCCCCTTACCTTCTTTTATTAATTCATGCGGAGCTTTACCACCTAATTCTTCACATTTGGTAAGCCACCATGCATTAGTCTTATCCTTATCATATCCAAATATTTCCAATGCGAATGAGTATATTTGTGAATAGGTTAAGTTTCGTGGTGACTTTCTATAATCTTGGGTTAACATTTTATGTCCTTAATCATTTTCGATTACTTTGATAACTTTTTTATATTTCATCATATGACTTTCATTATCAGATTTAATTTGATACTCCATAGCATCAATAGCTTTTTCTTGTGTATCATATGAACTATAGCTTCCCCTCCATTTATATAAAGATCCAAAAAATCCTTTAGGTTTACATTCAAATGCATATCTATTATCACCGCGTAAAATTAATCTGTATTTAAATTTCATTATTATTCCTTAAATATTCATGTAGAAATATCTTTCTAATGCCTCATAAATAACATTTGTTACTTCATCAGCGTCAAACTGTCCACCTTCTCCTAGTTCATTAGCCAGCCATATAAATGATTTTACTTTTTCATTATGTTGTGTTGGTTCTATTGAAAAGTGCTTAAGATTATCCTTTTTATAAAATATAACTTTCATATTTCCTCACGAATAAATCTTGAATGATTTCTTGCAATCTTTACAATTATAGAACCCTGAGCCAAATGATAATCTGACATTATGTGATTTGCAGAATGGACAGGTGTGTTTTACTTTAATCCTCACTTATTTTCTCCATTAATTTCTCATAACATACAGCATGCAATGTTATAGGAGCCTCAACTCCTAACGTATATTTAATATGGGATATTCCCCAAATTTCTTTGCCGCATTGGTTACATATTGGGTGGGTTATCATTTCTCGGTCAACTTCTTTTTAATTTCATATAAAACACCACAACATCTGGCGATTAAATGATTTTCAGTTTTATTAACATAATTTAATCTTGCACTGCATTTTGGGCAATGATGCTGATTCATTTCTCGGTCATCTCTTTTCCAATTCCGTTACATTCAGATGCATTTCCATGAGGTAATTTGCAATCACAAATGTACATTTTTCCAAAAATGGGATGGACTACTTGCTCTGTTTTATGGCAAGAACATTTGCAGTTATTCATTTCGCGGTCAACTTTCTGAGGGCGAGTTTTAAATCTTCTATTTTTACAGCGGCACTATGTTCTTCAAGACCACGAACAAACCAAATTCTCACTTGTTCTTCCATATCACAATCATTATGAAACTCTAGTTTTATAAAATCATTCAGTTCAATTATCACTTTCATTCTGACTCCATCCAAATATTATAACCAATAAACATCATTTCTTTTTTGCAATGTTGGCATTTCTTTCTATAAGGCATTATCCAACTTGTCATTTCCCAATAATGATAATTAAAAAAGCATTTTATTTTATTTATCACTTTCATGGGTTTCCTTATAATTCAAAAAATCTTCTGTTAAATGTTTTTGAATCAATTTCAATCTTGCCTTTGTTTTTTCATCATTAGCTAATAATTCATCAATCATAAATAACATTAATCTTGCAAGATTCTTTACATTTTGATCCATCTCAAATCCTCACGTATTTTTATTTAAACCTAACCATCTATCATATGCATTTTCTAATTCCTGCCAAACTCTTTCCTCTCCGAATTTAACCAATAAATCAAATACTGTTTTAGCGTACATTGAAGATCCATCATAATAACATTTTCCATAAAAACAGCATTTATCCATAGGTTTTTGATCTTCATATATAGGAACTGGAGAATGATATCCAACATCATAAGCATAAGTTTTTGATGGATTACTATAATCCGAAGTCTCATTCCATCCTGTAGATATACAAAATTGTATTATTCCTTTTTCTCCTTTAAGAAAAAACTTACAATCTAATCCTGCATGGCTAGGAATAAACTTTATTTCTTTTTCGAACTTCATTAAACCCTCACGTATCGTTTGCAGCGTTTATTATATATTTTAATTTAAATGAAAATTTAAACTTTCCACATCTTTGACATTCTAAAGGAATTGCAAAATAGCATACTACTTTTTTATCAAGTTTCCATTCATGACCTTTGAAAAAGCAGATTAGGCGGTTGATCATTACAATTTCCACTCATGCTTTTCATCAGGAACAAATGTTAGCGAATCATTATGTATACCTATTTCTTTGACAATCCATCCGGAGGGAACTTTCATTCTTTTTGTATAACAAGCCATTCCGCTAATCACACATTCCCATGATGCCGCATAACAATTAGCAGATAGTAAAAGTAAAAATATGAGTTTTTTCATTCTTCAACCTCGAAGGATATTGTCTTGATTTTTTCATGCCTGTATTTCGCGCTGTCAATTGCTTCTTCCATGCTTTCGAATAGATTTCCACCTAAAATTATACTTCCATTCCAATCTTTATAAATATTCATCCAATATGTTTTTTTGGTGGATGCTAAGAAAAGATCATTTTGACTTTCCTCTATGCCTGAATGCTCAGATCCCTCAATATCAAATTGAGTAAAATACGGATAACTTCCTCCTATATTTTCTATTGCAGCATAAATCGGAAAGCGATATTGAGTCATTACTTTAAAATAATGAAAGTCTAAAACCTTCCTTCCATCTCTCGTTACTAAAGGGTGTCCAGCTAATGCTTTCTCTAAATCGAATGGTTTCATTTCATTATTTCCCAATCATTAGCATTCATCTCTTGAAAGCTTGGCATGAAAGGAAATTCTACAGGTCTGCACAGGGCTAAGTTACCCTTATCTACAAATACATAACAATCTCCAGCCCATTCATCACGTGTAATTGCTTTCTTATTGCGTAATTCTTCCAGTGCTTCAATAAATGATAGTTCTTTTCCATCACCATCAACTACTTTCCATTTTTCAGATATTAAGAAATTTGTATGCTCGTAAAAATTTGAGTATTCACCACGATAAGCAATAACACATCCATCTTTCATGCATAAATGCATTAACTCTTCCCATTCCTTACGTCTAATCTTTTTACCTGATAATAGTTCTTTGTGAGCTTTTTCGAAGTTCATGATTAATCCTTTTTATTTACATCCATATAATATTTATCCCATTCACTAGTTACATAAAGTAATTCACAAGCTAGATAATGAGCATGTTTTTTAAATTGTTCCCAATCTTTAATTTCATTTAATATTTTTAATTCTGTTAAACAATCATCTACTCGACTTTTAAACCATTGTTGGCGTGATGTCATAATTAATCCTTAATTTGGTGGCAAGAAAAGTAGGGCTTCACGAATCCTGTGGTTTGATGCGTTCCACAACCCCTACTCTCATCTTTCGATTGCATCACTTGCCATAAACTGGTGGCCTTATTTTCCCGCAATCGCTTCTCCAAATAAGGTACTTCGCATTAAGTGTGGTTTTTGTTCCACACGCCAGTATCGTCAGGCCATAAAATATTGGGCTATTTTCCCATATTCCGCATTATGCCTAGATAACTTATCCGATTTGCGCCTCAAATATAGTATCGTCGCCCATAAAATAACGGCCTATTTTCGCATTTAGTGAGTAATTCTTCGTATGGACTTCCACCATTCCTAAGACTATCGTCGGCCATAAATATTTGCCGTTCTCTCACGGCTGTCACGTCGTTTCACGTTTGCTCGATTCCAGACGTTCTCATATCGCTTACAAAGGTCACGCTTCCCCCTTTCGCTTCTCTGGTATGCTAAGGATTCTTTCCTAGTCGCCATTATTATGTGCAAACTAGATCCAGCAGAACGTTCTTTGGCAATCGTCGGCCATAAACTATTCGGATAATAACCCTAATCCCTGACAGTAGTTCCATCTCTGGAGGGTGTCAGTAGTCCCAGATTATTACCCATAAATCTTGGCAGCAAATTACGGCTAGTATGCATGGAGGCAATTGTCTGCGATCCTCAGACAGGTTCATTTGCTGCCGGTAGTCTTTACATTATCCTTTTACATTTCTTGCATTGATATTCCCAATATGGGAAATCTTTTTTATTTAAAAAATATTCATGGTTTCCTATGAAACATTTAATTTTACTGATTAGGCTAGAAAGGAATATCATCATCTACCATTCCATTTTTTGGATCCGGTAAAGGCTTCATTCCAGAATGTTTAACTTCAGCATCAGATAAATAATCATCTACTGAATTTTTATCTGGATAACGCGAACCTTCTGGCTTTCCCTTAAGTTTTTCTACAGGAATTACATTTCCCTCTTGTATTCTTACCTTAACTCTTACATTTTTACCTTTCAATAAATCAGGGCATAATTTCTTAGATTCATATTCTGTTAAAACTCCTGCTGATTTACAGCAATTTATTATTTTCCACATCATCTTAGGGGTGAAAGTTAAAAAGTCTCTCACCTCATTTTTATTGCCTTTCTCATCATATACATGAAGATATACTTCAAACATTGGATTGCCGCTTGATTGTGATATTTTATCAATGCAGTCAAATATGACTGCATCGTACTTACCATCTTCCAAAAGACTATATCTTTCTTTTTGTGCATCAGCTTCGCTCATCGGGTCATATTCAAACATTACGCGCTTTCCTTAATCTTAGATTTTAAATGGTCAATGATCTTGTCAATCACATCACTGGACAACTCTTCAAAAGTTTCAGCGTTATGCTTCTCAAGCCATTTGGTATAGGTTTCTTCTGGGATTTTGAATAGGTCAATCAGCCTTAATACTTCATCAACCTGTTTCTTAGAAGCCAACTCTTGCGTTGTTACATCCTTTTCTATACACTCCGCGCCGTATCGTTTTATGACTTCATCATAATTAAAAGAAAAGGTCTCATTCATTGGAAACTCATCAATTCGCGATTTTTTCGTTACAGCAACAAACTTGTCTCCTCGGACTTGGGTTTCAAACACTAAGTCAAACATATAACCTAGACGATTGTAACACGCATAAGTTTGACCTATTACAGACATATTATTCCCATATTCCTTTTTCGCCTGACATGTAACGATTACGTTCATATCAATCCGTAACAATAGGTTAACCAAAAGCTTCATCTTTTTGTTAGCTGCTGTTACATGACGTCCAAATTCATTTCCAACTACCCGCTCACATTCAGCTTGCAGATTGTCATATGGAATTGTTAAAGAATCAATGACTAATGTCTTGAAATCATGCTTGGTAGACATAAGCTCTTTGACCTGAGAAAGGATTTCTTCAAAGTCTCCAGATGCCAATACGGAGCCACCTTTTTCATCAATCATCTTGGCATACTTTTTCTTTGATGATGTATCTTCAGTATCAATGTATGCTGTATTGGGAAACTGACATGCGCATGTTGATTTACCTGTACCCATTTCACCGTAAAACATTGCTTTCAATCTTTGTTGTTTTATTTCTGGTTTTTTAAACTTTAAAGCCATGTTACACCTCTAGTTCGTTATCAAAATAAATATATAAATCATCATCACAAATAATAAGAGCGTCCCTGCTCCGGTTAGGCAAAACTGCTTCATATCCAATACACCTCGTCATGATTTGGATGACGAACCATTCTCGCGCCTTTCCCTTCCATGAACTCGCAATAGACTGGATAGCATTGGTCATCCACAATGGATTGAACGTGTTCACGATGTTCAGCCCATAAAGCCAAAGTATTGGTTTCGGATTTGTAGGCGTACTCTAACCATTCAGCGCCTTCGTAGTAACCGAGTAATAAGCGCTTGTCAGCCAAGGTAAATGATGATGTCCAGCAACTGATTCCACCCTTGGTATGTGTACCGTACTCACGTATTAATGAGTGTATGAGTGATATAAATGCGCTATCCGTTAATTTAACCATGTCATCCTGACAGTATTGCGGGTTAATAGTTTCTTGATGTATAGTTGAGCCATTCATAATATGAACCTTCCCGTTACGTTTATGATAGTACCCGGTAGGGTTGTCGAGACCCTACCTGTACGCCTTAAGTTAGAACCATTTAAAACCGTGTGCCATTAGTGCAAACAACCCTGCGTTTCCACCAACAATAATACCTAGTAACCATCTAAAATCTGACCGCATATCCTTTTTCATTTCAGCCACATCCTTACCCAAACATTCTAATGCTGTCTCTACTCTTGTCATTCTTGATTCAAACAGAAGATCATATTTTGTTATTATCATTTGGTCGGTTACTTTCATCTTCTTTCTCCTCTTGTTCGTTAGTTGATGAGAGTATTATGTCTTGTATATCTCAGGTGTCAACACCTTTTTGATTCTTTTATTTTAGCGTCAACCAAAGAACGGATCATCTCAGCCATGGATGTTTCATGCCAATGCGCAAGTTTACGCCACTTCTTCAACGTCTCTTCATCAAGACGAATCGGTAATACTTTTAATTTCTTCTTCTCTTCCATTTCTCACCCCTTGCTTTTATTAAGCATCATGGTATCGTGTATGTCTAATATAATCAAGGAATGATTTATGGATAAAGTAAATTTGTCTAACAAATGGAAAATTTATGAGCATGAAAAGACTAAGATATCAAAAGAGAATTTGTCGCCAGAGGAATATACTAGAAGGATAGTTGAGCTATGTAATAAGCTTGAGATATGAAACACGGGGAAGTTAGTCGCTTCCCCGCTTGCTAATCCATTAACACGACAGGGTTATTTTATATGAAAGTGCCTCCATACGGCAAGCCACTTAAAGCATTACTTGAACAAGGTCAGTTACCAAACAATTCTGTTTACCTCTATATTGGCCAAAAAGCTTGGGATAAAGGACAATTATCGGCCATTTCACGCCCAACACGGACGTTAATTTTACCTTACGGACAATCCCCCCTTCTGTATGAATGGCCAGTCAATGGCTGTGATATTCTTATGATAGAAACCAGTCCAATAGATACGGAATATATCGAAAACTTTGCAAATTTATTATTTAGTTATGGTGCGATAAAAATCGTTCTAATCAATGTTAATTTGCTTTCAATCACTTATGAAAAGGACTTTTAATTATGTCAGATGATCGTAAATCAAAAACTTTTACAAGAAACGAAAATGATAATTTCAATAAACAAAATAATATTACTCCAATAA